CTATATTATTTCCTGACATTGTCGGAAGATTCCCCTCAAATGTCAAAAAATATCCTCCTAACAGAGCCACACAAGACCAGAAAATAAACTTCTTTTCTATGATTTCTTTCAATAAAATTCTAGCCAAAATAATTGCAAAGACAGGTTGCAATTTTTGTAACAGAGTTACAACGGTTAAATGCTGAAAATTTACCAAAAATAAGGCTTTCACAATCGATAAAGTCCCAACTGCTCCGCCAAATAAGGCAACCAAAAAGAAATAAAATAAATCATGAGAATTCAACTGTTTTATTTTTTGAAATTCTTCCCGTCCAAAGAATAAACTCATTCCTATGAAAGGTAAAAAATGCAACATAAATACGACATACGGCACTTGCAAATGGAACAATCGAGGTGTCAATGCAATCGAATCAAATCCCCATAAAGTTGCCGCTAAACTGACCAAGATTACTCCTTGTAATTCTTTTTTCATTTTCTAAAAATCTCCCCTTTGATTGTTTTCTGTATTGTATCATATTTTAAAACAGAAAAAAACTTTTCATTTCCCAAATAAAATGAAAAGTTTTTTAATTTCATGTATAATTCCATTCTTTCTAAAAAAATACTTCCTGTAAATATTCTTGTTTTAGCCATTTTGCAGTTTTATCCCCATGCAACTCTTCAGTAAAAATTTCAGGATTATTTCGATCTTCCACCGGAATTTTCCAAGAGGCACAACCCAAAAATTCCTCTCCCTGTGTCACTAAAAATAAAACCTCCAAATCAGTGGCTTCATTCCAAAGAACAGCATGGGTTAATTTCCCCTCCGCAATTCTTAATCTTTTTACTAAAACATTTTCCTCTTTTTCCTCTTCCAACACTTGCTTTGCAACTTGTAATAACTTACTGTACTTACCGCAAAGAGTATGATCTTCTTTGGTATCTCGGTATAATTCTTTGATTCTCGCTTCTATTTTTTCTAATTTTTGTTTTTCCATTTAGATAATATCCTTTCGATTTCTTATTTTTTCACATTATAGCAGAATTTTTTATTTTTTCCAAATTTTTTGCCTTTTGAATCAAGAAAAACAAGAGAAAATCTAACATAGAAGCTTCTTGACAGAAAAATAAAAATATGTTATTCTTTCTAAAGCGAGTGCACATATAGCTCAATTGGATAGAGCGTCTGACTACGGATCAGAAGGTTGCGGGTTCGATTCCTACTATGTGCGCCATTGTTTGACCTCAACTTTCTTTATTTTCCGATTGCTATATAATAATATATAGAAAGTAGTTTTTGAAAGCACCTATAAAATAAAGAATTTAAAAAATATTTAAACTGAGATTATTGATTCTCAGTTTTTATTTTATCTAAGTATTAAAATTTTGGAAAACTATTTTTTATCAAAATAACTTTCATCATTATTATGAACCTTCTGAATTCTATCATACCAATGAAATAAAGTTAGAGAAAATAAGAGAGAGCTAATTCATCTCTCTTACAATTATACGTTAATACTAATTTTTTCAGAAATTTTAATATTACTATGCCAAAAATTGTATTCATCCAGTTTTTGGGTGATGCCATTGTATACATTACAGGTATTGCTCGAATCTTTAATAGTAATAATTAGACAAAATTCTTGACTTAATTCTTCATTGTTGATACTAGCTCTATCTTCCACACTACTTCTGTAAGTGCTATCAATAGTAAGATACCACTTTTTATTTGATGTAGTATATTTTAATTTATTTCCTTCCGTTAATTCTGAAAGATCAACTGCGTATTTTTTGACAGGATAATATTTATCTCCATACTGAATTAACATCCTTTCTTTTAAGGCAAAATCTTCTGAGGATTCTTTCATTTTAACTTTACTATACAATGAACCTTTTAGAACGTTTTTAGCCCCCGCTCTTCCAACTGGATTTAATATGCAATTTTTGCTAGTATCTCTATCAATTTTTTCATCATAAGAACCAAATTTCACATCTATATTTGACTGACAATATTCAAATCCTTGAGTAGCATCCAAAATTGGGTCATATACAAGGGTTACTACTACTTGAAAATTATAATATCCATTCTTTATTAAACAGTCCGGTATAGGAAAATCTTTAATATCTATAAATTTACCTTTTGGTAAAACATCCCGTAATATTAAGGTTGCTTCATTTGGCGAATTGTATAGTATATTATGGACTGTATTTGGCAATCCAAAACCAAGGTACTTAGTTCTTTCAACTTCAGGTATCTCTAAATTACTTGGATAATTAGCCGAGTGAATAATTAAACCTTTTAACAATAAAGCATCAAATTCTTCATCTATTTCATTCAATAATCCAGCTGCTAAAGCAGCTACCCTAGGTGTAGAAAAGCTAGTCCCTGCTTGTTCAATAACATTTCCTTCTTTAGAAAAAGATTTTACCCCTCCTTGAACAATTCTTCCCGACTCATCTATTCCTGCATTTCCGCCAAAATGAACAATATCTGGTTTTATAATGCATGCAGGTCCCGGACCTCTTCTTGAAAATGGAGAAAGATTATATGGTTCCGAAATATCTAATCCTTGTTTCTTATCAGCAATGGAACCTACTACTAATGAACGGACAGAATCTGCTCCCTCATTTAATCTCTCAAGAATGCCTCCAACAGAAAATTTTTTACAATTCCCTGCTGATTTACATATTAAAACATTGTATTCATCTTGAATATCATCTAACGCAATCCCAAAATCACTAAATTTTTGTTCTGATATTTCACGCATAATACTAATTGATAAATTCCATATTTTTATTTTTTGGTGATTATTTTTTATGACTTCCCTGATGTTTTCTATTAGTTCATCTTCTTCAATTCGTTCTTTATTGGTATTTGGAAAAACTGCAGCATCAAAAACTCTTATATTCTTAGAACCAACAAATTCTTCTCCCTGTAATTCATCTCCATAAACAATAATTCCTGCAATAAAAGTTCCGTGTTCTTCAGAAATTAAATCATCTGGATATGGTGAATTTCTCTCTCCATAAATCCATGTTTTTAGTGGTTCTACCCGATAAATCCCATTATCTAATATCCCAACAACTTCACTTTTTTTACTATCATCATAATCTTTTATTTTGAAACTTTTATTTATATCCAGAGAATCTAAACTCATAGTAATAGCTGGCATAGGTACAAATTCTTCAGTTAAATCAAATAAAGTATCATTCATAAGTTCATTTATCATTAAATCTGACATATTGCATAGCTTATAAATAATCAGTGACTTGGTATAATTTGTTTTTATATAATCAATCTTTTTACTCTTTAAGAGTTTCTCAAATTTTATTTTATTGCTTTGATTTACTGAAAAATCTCTAAAATTAAAAAGCTTGAGTTTATAGTTGGAAATATTATCAGCTTTATATATATTAGGTTTATACTTGATAATATCTTCAACCCCAGAAATTCCATAAGCATTGTTTTTTTTATCGATTATATTTTTTTTAATTTTAATTCCATCATTTTGAGAGTCTACACGAACAATTAAAGTATTTTCATCTGCAACTCCAATAACATTATTTTTATCAGTGAAAAAAATATTTTCTATCTTCTTTCGATGGCTTTTTGCATGTGCATCTTTATTTAATTTTGCTTGTACGATAACTGGAATTTTTCTTTCTTCCCAATTCTCTTCTTCTAATATTTCACCCATACAATTTAATAAAGTAAGAGATCTTTCATATAAGGCATTTCCTTCAAGAACCCATTTAGGAAGTTTTTTATCCCCTCCACCTTCAACTCTTTGTTTATCTTCATCTCTTTTAGTAAAAAATTTAATTGGCAATTTTTCTTCCATTTATTGCTCACTCCTCACTTTTTTAGAAATTGTCTGAATTTTTCTTAATGAAAACCCGTGAATTTGTAATTCCTTATGAGTTATTCCACCATTGATTAAAAATGTGATAAAATCGTCTTCGTTGCTTATTGAATGATTTACAAATAAATAAACTTCTCTCAAAATATCAAATACAACTATTTCTTCCTTGTCATTTATCAAAGCATTCCTAATAGAATTATTCATTATTGTTGTAATATCGGAGTGACTTAATTCTAACATTGAAGAAGTTAAAGCGTCAATTTTTTTGATATTAAATTTTATGATTGATTTATTTATATAAACCCTAACTAATTTCTTTATTTCTTCTTTTGTTGGTTTTTTTATACTTAATACTCTGTTAAATCTACGCCAAATAGCTGGATCTAATAATTCATGATGGTTTGTTGCTGCAATTATAATACTATCTCTACTAAAAACATCTATATTTTGGATAAGACTATTTACAACTCTCTTCAATTCACCTGTTTCATTTTTATCATCTCTTATTTTTGCAATAACATCAAATTCATCTAAGAATAGAATACATTCTTGTCTTGAGGCAAAATCAAAAATCTTTCTTATATTTTTTGCTGTACTTCCTAGTAAAGATGAAATCATTCCATCCAATCTTGCTGTAATTAACGGTAAACCTGTTTCCATAGATATATATTGTGCCAATGTTGTCTTTCCACATCCAGGTGGTCCATACATTAATAATGTACAAGAATCATCTATGCCAGACTTCAATAGCTTATCTCTATTTTCATATCCTTTTATAAAATCTTGAATTTCAATAAGAATTTCATTATTTAAAATTAAGCTTTCTTTATCTATTATTGGATAACAAATATCTACCATTTCCATTCTACTTTCACTATCGACAGGCTTAGAAGAAAGAGAATCTAAAGATAAAATTCCACTCTTTTTTTTAGATAATAAATTATTTATTTTACGTGCTAAAGATAATTCTCCAGTATTTTCTAAATTTTTAGCTAATATTTTAGAATAATTGAAAACTTTTTCTTTATCTCCAGATAAAGCCCCCTCGATTATTTTGGAAATTTCTGTATACATTTTACACCTCCTTTGTTTTATTATATCTTATCTTTGTTTTTTTTTCAATGTTTTTGTTATTAAAATTACTTTTTTTGTTATTATCTTCTTATTTTTGTTATTTTTTGAAAATAAAAAAATAGGAGAAAATGAAAAAGCAGGAAATCCTGCTTTTCTTTATTTGATTTGTTTATTTTTACATTGTTCAAGTATATCAATGAGCTGTTGTGGAATAGGAAGTCCCATTTTAGCAACATTTTCTAACAATGAAATCACTTCATTACTACAATAAAAACAAATCGTGATAAAACGAATATTTATTCTCATAGCCTCACTACCCAATAGGACGTCAATTTGATGTGCTGCAGTAATTACCATTAAAATCATTATTTTTTTGACAATTCCTTTAAATCCAATTTGACTATTTAAATTTTTACAATAAATAGCTTTCATCATTCCAGAGATATAGTCAATTATCATAGCTATCAATATTGCTTTTATAGAGTTATTCTCTCCACCTGTCATTGAAAATACTATATATAATATCATTGATAAAAACCAAAGATATATATTTTTAAATAAATCTATAACATCATAGAAAATAAAAAATATTTCCTTTATTAAAATTTTAATTTCTTGCATTTTTCCTCCAGAAGTATAATTCATAATTTTAATATTTTTGCCCATTTACTATAATATTTTAAAGCTTCTTGAGTATGATCTACTACTGCTATATCCTTATATCCTTCGTTCCTTATTTTTTCTTTCCAACTTGATTCTCCAAAGATCCTTACAGCTTTATACATAGTATTTCTTTTCAAATACCCTACTCCCAATTCTTTCATAATCAACAAAAAAATCCGATCTGCAAGAGTTCTATTTATCCCCGTGTCATTGAATTTACTATACAGAAAATCATGTATTACTGCTGCCGGTGTCCATTTGCCTGAAGGCGGGAATATGCTCCAAAATATTTTTGGAACACTTGCTAAATCCGTAATAAAGCTAGTGGGTACTTTGATAATATACCCATTAACTTCATAATAATAATCCTCTAACAGTTTCCACTGCTTTCCATCTTTTAAAGGAACAAGTTTTAAATTTGTTTTTTCACCCATGATTATTCATTCCCTTTGATATCTACTTTACGACCGGAACCAAAAATTTCGGAAAATTTTTGTAGTGATTTTTCAATAATATCCACCATTCTTTTCTTGTTAATAAATGTTCGAATAATAAATCGAGCGAAAAAAGGTAATGTAGATGTTCGCTCTACTACAAATCGAATAGCAGCCTCTAATTTAGCAGCATTATCTCCATGATTGAAGCTTGTTTCAGCCATAACTACTGCATTGTCAAATAACTGCACATATTTTTTTCGATTATAAACAATATATGCTACAATTCCTACTGCCAATAGCATCCATAGCCATTGCTCTTGATTAAAACTTCCAAAATACACCATAATTTGATTGATTATATTCATAATAATAACAACTCCTTTTTTATTTAATATAATTACAATATCTTTTCCCTGCTTTTTCCATTTCTTTTTCAGACATCAATTCAATGTGCGGTCCATCATAAAATTTTTCATCATCTGTCCGCCCATTCATGTTCCAATCCGCCCCTCTTCTTGCAAAAATCCCTAATTCTTTTGCACATTGAAGAATAACTTCTCCGATTTCATTGAAACGCTTATCGTTCCAATCTACTTTCCCTTTTTCTTTTTGAGGATAAGGAATGAAATCAAAGGCACGACTTGGATATTCACAGTGCTTACTATTCAGTGTCTGACTTGCTCCCGATTTAACATTTTGTAACTGCTTTGCTTTACTTCTATGTCCCTCAATGATAGTAAAATCAACTCTTTGGATAGCAAGTTCTGCAATTCTTTTCAAATCTTGATGACAATATTTTAAATTGTCTAGGCTTCTTTTGCTAAATTTTGGCATTTTTTCCTCCTATTCCCATTTTATTTTTTCTATACTTTCTACTGTATCTGCTATTTTTAATTTTGTATCTAGTTCTTTGAACTTTTTGAAGATTTCTCTTTCCCGGTCAGAATACAACTTTGAAATTTTAGAAAGTTCTTGATATGTAAAAATCTTATATGTATTATCTGCCAATCTCCATTCTTCTGTATCATCTTCTTTTAGTACTTTTGCAAGTACTCCCATGAAAATTCTGTCAAATTTTGCTCTATCTTCAGTATTTCTCACTTGAAATAAGCTCCCGTTCATTTCTAAATTCTCCTTACACAATTCGTCTCTTTTTATCTTCAATTCCTCAAGTTTTTCTTTTTTTACATCCTCAAGATTCACTATCCATTTTGTTCCGCTCCATTTGTGCCAAACACTTGGTTTTTGCAGAACTATAATTTTCCCATCTCGAATAATTTCTCCTTCGTTTAGAGAAATTTCTACCCCTTCAACTGCAAGTTCTTCTCGTGTTTTTTCTTGAATATTTCCATCTTCTAATTTTGGATATTTAATATCTAAATCTGTTGCATGATAATTAGATTTCCAATCCGGATAAAATTTTTTAGGATTTTTTTTAAAATCTTGCAATGTTGTTACATAAAGAGACTCTATTTTTTCAAGTTCTTCATTATATATATGAACAATAGTAAGCATGTTATTTTTCTCCTTTCATTTCTGTTATTTTTTAGTTTGATATTTTTTGATTTGATTTAAAAATCTACACAGAATTTCGATACTCTCGAAATTTAAAATTCTTTTAATTTCAATACTTTATTTTTTCTTCTGCAGAAGAATATTTGTAAAAAAGTTTATTTATGTGATCACAACTAATTTTAAAAGTATTGATTTTATTCAATTTTTATTTTCTAAAGTAACAAGATTTTTGAAGAGATTTTTAAATCTATTTAAAAAATACCCACTTTTTTTCTTAATTTAATCAAGTCATTTCGCACCTCCTCTGGACTATCTTTAGCCACATAATGATTACTTGTAACTTGTGTTCCTCGATGATTTGCATAACTACTTGCAACATCAATTCCTCCAAGATTACTTATTAAATTAATCGCAGTTTTCCTCAATGTATGAGGGTATAAATCTCCTATCCCTATGATTCTTCCTATTTTCTTAAATCTAGCTCTAATAGCTCCTTGTGACATATTATTCCAAGACTTTTTGTATTTTGTTACAAAAAGATATTCTGAAATAATCCCCTGTTTTTCTCTATATTGAAGCCACTCACGAATAAGCTTTGAGCACTCATTAAAAAAGAAAGCATTCACAATATATCCTTCTTTCTCTTCTACTCCTGAAAAATATCCTTTTTCTAGGTGTAATTGACTTAATTTCAGCGATTGAATTGCACTTATTCTACATGCCGAATCCAAGAATAACTCCCATAAAATTCTATCTTGTAAATCATATTTCTTAACTTCTACAGACATATAAAATCTAACTTTTAGAATATCTTCTGTACTTAGAAAATAACTATTCCTAATCTTATCTTTATCACTAAACCTTAATTTTTCTAATCTATCCTTGAAAGGATGATATTTAATTTTTCTTCTCCTAACTGCCCAATCATAGAATGTACTAATTGCTGTTGTTTTATTCATAATCGTTCGTTTACTATTTCCAATTTCCCGCAGATAATTTCTATACCTTTCTATAATTTCAATGCCATGCTCTATGGTATCTTCTGACAACAGGTATCTATTCTTATCTTCCTGATGCATCCACTCTAAAAATTTTTTCATATTTTCTTGATAAGTCTTATATGTTGTTTTCTCCGTCTCCGCATGAGCTGATAAACAGCTCATTAAATATTCTTGATAAATTCTCTTATTTCTTACTGTAGTTTTCCATTTTTCCATACTCTAAACCTCCAAATTTTAATATGTTTAGAGTATAGCAAATTATTTAGTTTAGAAAATTTATCAAAAATATCTTTTTTAAAAAGAGAAAAAGGATATATCGAATTCTCTGGATTCATTTTGCAATGGGGAACTGGCTTTACGTTCGCTAAAGTATTTCCGAATGCGTGTCTAAGAGTAATTACATCGATAAATACTCAAGGTGAGGCTCAGGAAAATGATGATATTCTGGTTACATCTTTTGATAGAAATGGCTTTAAAACACTCCGAGGACAATACTATGACGTTGTCTATATCGCATTAGGATATTAGTAATATCCTACTACTGCAAAAATTTGTTTATGATAACTCCTTGTCTGCGCTATTGAAATTTTAGTTTCTTCTAAGCAAACGACAAAATGGTCATTTGCTTCCCCTGAGATAGAGGCTCCTACTGCTAAATTATATGGGAGTGTTAAGACAGGAATAATTCCACTAGAATAATATCCCCAATTTGTTTCTTTTCCAATCACAATTAAAAATTTATATTTCTTAGTATGTATTGAGATAGTTTGTTTCCCTGAAGAAAAATTATTGTAGATGATTTCAGAAGAAAAACTATGGAGATTTTCTAATTTAAGAGTATTAGAAAATCTAAACAAAAATGTGTCGCTACTGTATACCGGAAAAAGTAAAAACTTTACACCCAAAATACTTCCGGAAAATTGGGAAATTTTATTTGTTACTCACTCAGGGGACAATGATTTTAGTAATTATGCTTTTACCTCAACTATTCCACGAGTAAGCTTGGAAAAATCGAAACTTCTAACTATTTATGAAATGTGGGGAGGTGACGATACTGATTGGTTTAATCTGACGTATAACAGATATAGTAGAGAATTAACAATCAAAAATAAACAAAACTCAGACAATGATGTTATTATAAGTATACTTTAGTTTGAACTAATTAGTACTGAGATTCTGTGAATTACCATATCGGCTCCTACGCCACGACCATTTAAATAAAGTTCGTTATTTTTTATCTTTATACTACCTTCAGAGCCATCACCACCGAGTTCTAAGTCATAAATTCTGTCATCACGATTGGTATTAAATATTGTCATTGTTCCACTATTTTGATACCCGAAATATGCTTCTATATTGCAAATAAGCCATCCTTCAGGAAGTCTACAAATATAACCATTTGAAGTATGTGTTCCATCAAACACCATTTGAATTTTATATAGATTTTCTAATCTATTCAAAATTGCTTTATTTGAAAATGGTTTAAAATATGATGCACTAGGATTTGTTAAATTGTTATTTTCAGTGCAATAAAACATCTCTTTTGTATTATCATCATAATAAGCGTAATCTTGATATTTTTTTCCATATTCTTTTATTAAGCCCCCATATTTTGTCACACCCATACTTTCCGCTAATCTTTTCCCCTCTAGTACAGTCCCTTCTTCAATTCCAAAGTTTTTATTAAACGCAGTATTTTTGGAAAAACTACTCTCATAATTACTGTGTGAATGCCACTTGCTCGCATAACTATTATCGTGATCATGATTCATTTTTGCGTATCTATCATCATGATAGTGACTTTGCGGTGGAAATACACGAGGCTTTCCTGTAATGCTATCCCATGTAAGTTCTATAGCTCCGGTGAGCCTTCTTGCAGCTTGCCATAGATTGTATAACGCTCTTCCTGATGCTACCTTGTTTGGTAGATCATATTCGTAACTATCAGTCTTATCTAAATTATAACCTGATTTTTTGTCTTCAATTTTTGGCTCATATTCCTCGTGTTTGTGCTGAGTTGGTGGGAATTCTTTCGGCTTATTTTCAATTGATTCCCATGTGAGTTTCAGATTAGAGAGCTTCTCTTTAATTTTTTGATATAGAGAAATTAAAGTTTTCCAGCTAATATGTACTAATTTTTCATCCGGATTCCCAGTAGAATTCCATTTTCTATTTCCTCCGATATTGTGATACCATTTTCCGTCACTTGCTAAATACTGACAATCTTCTTTCAGTTGTGTTTGCTTAGACAACTCTCCCCTTTCTAGCAATCCAGTTGGAACATACCTTTTATTTGCTATCGCAGCAGTCATATACAGTAGAGGATCGTTGATATTTATAGTAGCTTCGATATCACTTGAAAATGTCAAATATATTTCATGCACTTGTTCTAAAGTAACCCCTAAGCGGTTATTTGGAATTCCATCCGGTCTAATTGCAGTCGCATATGAATACATAACATCTTGTAAATCTCCATCTATTTTTGCAAATAATCCAAATTCTTCTGTATTAAAAGATTCTTGCAAATCTTTATTTGTCACACTTACAATTACCTTTACTGTCCCTTGGTCATTACTCACATCTATAATTTTCATATCTAATTTTGGAGAAGCTAAATCTGTTGCTTCATCAGGATTTCCAATTATTTTTTTATCTCCCATTTTTGCTTTAGTGAAAATAAACTTTCCCTCTTTCGCCAAAGCTCTTCCTAATAAATTTCTTCCAGCATTCGTAATTCTTTGTCCTCTAAATTCTGCCATATTTTCCCCTTTCTCTTTGTATTCCAATATTTCTATTTCCATAGCTTATTTCATGATTCATACCTTCGAAATATAAATTTATAACTTCTTGAAAATGTTTCAATATTGTTCCCTTTCTTCCCCATAAACCCTGATTTATAAGTAAATGACTTGAAGATTCAAAAGTGATTTTTTCTAGTTGCTGTGTTGCTCTTTTTGTTTTCTTTATAATTTCTAGAATTTTTACAATCTCTTCAAGAACAATAGAAGTATTATTTAAAACATTGATTCTAAAAGTTCCTTCCTCTCCACTATAATCAAACCATTCTTTCAATTCTGAATCTCGATAAAAAATATTTAATACGTTTTCTACTGCAAAAGGAGTCCCTTTCTTCATATGAGTTACAATTGAATTTTTTACAAGCTCCCTTTTCTCCTTTAAAGAATTTGAAAGATTATAAAATTCTACATGTAAATCATGTGCAAGCATATCAACATATATTTCCTCTAACTCATCAATTCCATCTAATGCCAACAAATATTTTTTATTTTTTACAATATGCTTTTCAATTATTCGCTGAGAAACTCTATAAAACAAGTCTGAATTTCTTTTAAAGCTGTTTGGAGCCAAATTTATAATAAATCCATCATCAATCGTCTGCATCATAAATGTCTACTCCTCCATCTTGAATATTTTTATGTGTACATTTTGCAATTTGTTTTTCTGTTATTTCCGTATCAGTTGGATGTGTTATTTCTACTCTTCTTGCCCCATTTGTTTTACAAATTTCAATGATATCTTGCGTATTGATTGAATATCCCATTTTAGAAGATAAATTATCAATCCATGCTTGAATAGCTCTATTGATGTTATTTTTTATTTCTATAGCTCTTGTAGCATCTTTTTTATAAATAAAATATTTAATATCTACTTTAAAATTTATTTTTTCTGGAGATTTTATCTGAATTAAATCTCCTTGTGGTCTAATTTTTTTATCATTAATAACTGAAAGTACTAATTCTTTCAATTCACTTGAAATTTCTTTTCCCTTCTCTCCTACAATATAAATGTCAATGTGGCATGGCTTCGTTTGTATAACTTTTACATCTTTTATTAAATTACTTGCAGATTTTACCCAAAAACAGTATCCCCCCTCACTGCCTGCTGTAGAAAAAGATTCAGGAACTTGTCTTAGTCTATTTCTATAGCTCTCATCTTCTTCCTCTCCCACTCCACCTGTAACTTTTGTAACATTGGAACAAGTTTTAAAATAATCATACACATCAACGATTTCTTTTATTTCGCCAATTTCGAAATTTGGAGTATATCCTTCCGCTGTATTTTCTATGACTACATCTGTATATGTATTTCCAGATTTTATCTTTGCTTCCTCTAGTGTCTTAAAAATATATGTATCTTTTATAAATCTAGTTCCTTTTGGAATTACAATATCTCTATTTTTGATTTCTTCTATTTCGCACCTCATTGTCGTTCTTGCTTTTCCGGGTGGAATTCTTGACCCTTTACTCCCATAAATTTCTCCTTTTAGATCTAATCTATCATCTCTAGCCCATCTTAAATAGTTTTGTTTTGCAGCATCGTTCATTTCTGCTTTTACCGATGATAAATATAATGCAAGAACTCTATAATCAATTGCTCTAGGCTCTGTTTCAGTTAATTCAATTCCTCCACTTTCTTCTTTGTATATTTTTTTTATATCTTCATAAATATCGTATGGATCATATGGAATTATAGTAATATCATTTATATTCATCTTTTACCTCCACAGCACACTTAATTTCCACCTTTCCTTCTACTACATCAAATTCTACCTGTTTTAGCAAAATTTCCGGTATATATGTTTTTATTTGTTTTTGCAATTCTCTTTTTAACAATGGTTTAACCATATTTGTTGGTCTGTCAATAATAGAAGAATCTATACCGATTTCTCTTGCAAGAGGAATTTCTCCTCTATATATTCCCAATAAAACTTCTAATCTTTGCAAAATTCCTTCTACATTTTTAGGATGATAGGAGTAGCTGTATTTTTTTTCCTTTGTACTTACCTCATACATATTTCCCTCCTATTTTTTTCTTCTTTAGTTTATTTTTATGCTTTTTATTATTTTTCTTTACATCTCTCTTACTTACTTTTTTTGTATTTTGTGTTACCGGGGGTGATGGAAGAATATCTCTATCAATATTTTCTATATATTCTTCAAAAGATAGTTTTATTACACACACAATTGTCTTTCCGGAAGAATTTGTATATTGAATTGTTTCTGAAACAGATTCTATATAAAAATCATGTTCTGACATTTCTTTTCCACCCAGAAACAAAGGATAATGTTCCCCATTTTCAACCATTCTAGTAATCTCATCTACAATTGTGTCAATACTACTATATTGTTGTAATAGAACAATTTCTAAAGAAATTTTTCTTAAATTTCTATAACTATATTCAGCAATAGGGGTTGCTCCTAATATAGAGTGCTTTTTATATGATGAAGATTTGCTAATGCTCACTCCATTACTTGGAGAAACAATTGAATTTGGGTTTACTCGAAAAGATAAAGGACCAAACCCTCCTATTTTCCCAAGTCCATATAATAGAAGAGCATCTCCACCATAACGGTTATAAAATTCTTTCAAGGCATGTTGAAATATATTCATAATTTTCTCCCTGCTGTGTTTACTTCTGTAAATGTATCAATTCCTGTAAATGTACTTCCTTTTACATTTAAATTCTTTGCTAATGTAGTTTCTCCTGAGACATTTAAATCCCCTTTTAAATTTATCTTTGGTGAAGTAATATTGATTTCTTTTATAATTTCCATATCCAATATTCCTGTTTTTTTATTCAATGTAATACTTCCACCTCCAGGATAATGTAAAATGATTTTTTCTCTGCTTGCCGTTTCCGGTGTTTGATTCACCTCTGTATAGAAAGTACCCAAAATAAAACCTCTATCATCTTCCCCTATAAACAAGCAAACTACCGGAGTATCTATTTCTGGTATTTTATATTCTTTATCATTTTTTGTTAGAGGGAATAAAAATTGTAAATAAGATGTTTTTCTCCCATCATATTCTGGAAGGATGCATTGTGCTGTTCCCTCTTTATCGTTAATAGTGTGAATAATTCCTATCACAATTTTAGCTAATTCCATATTCCCCTCCGATTCTATAACATGAAATACTTGTTACAAAAGGTTCTAGACTTCTTTTTACTTGCTTTATATAATATTTTCCATTGTACATTCCTGCATTTTCTAATAAAAAGCAAGAAGAGGCTGAAAAACTTAATTCCCCAATAATATTTAATGTTAATTCAATTTCTTCCTTATTTGCCCTCTTTAGAGCTTTTTTAGCATATTTTTCTAAGTTATGCCCCGATCCTCTGCGATTTATTTTTAATATTTTTTGTCCTTCTTCTTTTTCTTTCTTCCCTGTAATGGAATAAAAATATTTTTCTTCCTTTCCTTTCTTAGAATTTGAAAAAACAAGGAGAACTGCATCATAAATTTCTTTTGATTTATTTCTTATGTCCCAACTTAGTACTTCTGTTTTCTCTAAATTGATAACTCGAACTATAGGCTTATTTTCATAAACTTCCTCATCAAAGATAACTAATTTGTCAAAAGTTATTTTTAAATTCATCCCTTCTTCTTCACAAACTTTTGAAAGAAATCCTAAATCAGTTTCTTTATCCTGATTCAGTGATTTAAATTCTGCTCCTTTCTCTTCCTTTGCTAAAAATAAATACTTTAAATTATATTTTTTTGCAATCTCTTCTCCTAATTTTTTTAACGATATTTTTTCCCAGTGCTTACTATTTTTCTGATCCTGAATATTTCCAAGTGGAATAGATAACCCTTTAATAGTAATTTTTTCTTTTGAATAATTTTTATCATCGATATAAAAACTTCCTAATGCTCTCTCTTTCATTCCTTCATTTTCTTTTTCCCAATTTATAGTAGTAAGTTTCACATCAAATCTTGCCTTTTTTGGAAAATCCCATTCTTTTTTTAAAAATCTATTTCCATCATTTCTTAGTGAAAATTCAATGCTATCTATTGTACTGTTTGCATTATCTATGATTGAAAATCCTGTCATGTATTGCTGCAAGGAAAGAGAAATATCTTTCCCTGCATAAAATACATTTACAAATGCTCTTCTTGTTAGCTTATCCATTCTGGTAACTCCTTGCTTCTCTCTCTTTTTTCCTCTGGACAAACAAGCATAACACCATCTTCAAAAATAACAACAGAAGAAAAATCAGGATTTTCATGAAAAAGCATAGCTGCCATTCTTCCGTGACCATATACTTTATATGATACTTTATCCCAAGTATCTCCATTCTCTGTAATGTATACATTCACTTTAGTATCTAACTCGTTCTTCATCAATTCCCAACTCCTTTAGTGCCTGCTTTACGATTTCTTTAAATTGATATGCTGTATGTTCCATAGTTTCTTTATTTGTATTCTGTGCAAAATGAAAATGTTGTTCTAAAGTAATCGTTGAAGTTTTTGTAGAAACAGAAGAATCAGATACTCTTGAAAATGATTGAAAAATAGCTTCTTGTTTCTTGAATCTTCCCAATAAATTTTTATTTTCATCTGCAGTTAAAACTCGTTCTCCTTCATGCAATTCTGCCACATATCCATCATAGGGGACATAATTTAATCCATTAGCATGTGATCCATCTATTCCTAATTTCTCATTTTCCTCTTTTCTTCCTTCAATTTTTGCAATAAATTTTTGAACAAAAGGCAAATCCAATATTTTTTCTTTTATTTTAGAGAAAAAACCTGTTAATTTTTCCCATGCTTGAGAAATTACTTGAGAAATGCTATTTACAATCCCTGAAACTGCACTCTTCAAAACTTCCCAAACAGAAAATATTGCTGTTTTTATGGATTCCCAATTTTTTATCAATAAAGTTCCTAGTTTTATAAGCAATCCAATAGGACCTAATAAAAACCAATATTTTTGAGCAAACTCCCATATAGCACTCGCTACTTCAATGGCAGTATTCCAAATAACTTTTCCCCATTCTTTTACAGTATCCCAGTTTTTATACAATGCATATCCAAGTACTGCTATAAGTGCAATAATCCATACAATAGGACCACCCAATGCACTTAATGCTGTCTGAATAAGAGGAATTATTCCTCCTATACTTCTTACAACTCCAATAAAATCAAAAAGCTTATTTTTCAATGACAGAACACGATTTATTCCCATAAATGTTGCTATAAAAAGTGCAATTTTATCTACTCCAATGAAGTTGATTAAATCTATGACAATTTTAATGAGTGGTGCTAACATTTTAAAAGCATTGGCTCCTGCACTCGCTAAGAAAATAATAAAATCTGCTGTACTTTTTAAAATAGAAAGAAAATCACTTCCAATTCCATCCGGAAATAATGTCCTCAATCCTTCTTTTACCGGTTGTATAGCATCTAACAATTTATCTTTATATCTAAGAATTGTTTTCAGAATATCCTGTAATTTCTTATTTACAGGGTCTGTTGAAAATTCTCCTCGAATAACATTAGAAATTTCTGCCAAATAATGTGTTACAACCTTTAAGCCTTCAATGGTACTTTCTTGAAAAATTGCTCCTCCAATTCCAAGTTTCACACTTTCCCATGCACTTGACAATAAAACCATAGCTCCGGAAGCTCCTTGAAGCATTACATCTGCCATTTGTTTCGCTTTTCCTGCACTATTTTTATTTTCTTCTGAAAATGCTTTTAATGCTACAACGCCTGTCAACACTTGACCATTAAATTCTTTTTGCGATGTAAGAATCTTGTTAATAGCCATACTTCCTCGGTCTCCAAAAATATTATTTAGAAATCCAAGTTTATCAGTATCATTCATTTTTGAAGTTTTCTTCTCCAATTGCTCCATAAAATTGACAAAACCTACAAATTCTCCCTTACTATTTTTTACTTGTAACCCCATTGCTGCTAATTTTTTTTGTACACTAGAATCTGCCAATTTTGAAAATGCCTGTTTCAAGTTTGTCCCAGCCATTCCCGCTTTAATGGCTTGGTCACCCATAAGCCCAACAGTTGCTGTCATAGTTTCTAATGGAATATGTAAATCTTTCGCTCCCGCTGCTGCATACTTCAAAGCTTCTCCAAGCATTTCCACATTTGTATTACTTCTTGACATCGTATTCGCAAGAACATCTGCAAATTTTCCTGTATCATCTACCTTCAGATTAAAAGAACCTAGATGATCCGAAATTAAATCAGAAATCATGACAAGGTCCTCTCCACTTGCAGCTGCCAAATCCAATAATCCGGGCATAACTTTAATAATATCATTCGTTTGAAAGCCGGCTAATGCAAATTTTTCCATTCCTGCTGCCGCTTCACCTGCAGTAAAAGAAGTTGTTGCTCCCAAACGAATTGCCTCTGATTCTAATTTTTTATATTCTTCTTGTGTAGCTCCCGAAATTGCTTTGACTTTTAACATTTGTTTGTTAAAGTCTAAATAAGAATTAGCTGAAGAATATGCTCCTGCAGTAGCCAGAGCAACTCCTGCAACTGTAGCTACTTTTCCCGCATTAAGAACTTTTTTCCCTATGCCAGCTATGGATGATTTTATTTTGTTTACCTTTCCAGAAATCTGCTCTTTTAAACTTAGTCTTGCTTCCGCTTTTCTTACATTGTCTAATTCTTTTCTGTATTCCCGAAGTGGTAATCTTAATTTCTTTAATTCAATACGATACTTTTCAAAAGCACTTTTCTGATGTGCAATTTTATCCTCTAATTTCTGTACTGCTTGAGAAGCCTTCCTATGCTCTATTTCCATTGCTTTTGTTACTTTTGTAGCTTTTTGCATTTGCTGTTCCATTTTTTGCAATCGCTCTCTAGCTGAATGTAAATCCTTTCCTAATGCAGAAATCTTCTTTCCGGATTTTGCCATTCCCTCAAAATTTTTCTTAAATTTTGCCAATTTTTCATTTTGTGATGCAAGTTTTGAAGTTCCATCAGACAACTTATGAATTTTTTCAGAAAATTGTTTAAAATTTCCTCCAAAATTCTTATCTAAAAGTGCTTTGAGCTTTATCGTAATTTCTTCTGCTTTTACACTCATTTTCGCTCCTCTAATCTCAATTTTTCCAAATATTTATCTCGAATATCTAAAAAATGAATTAACTCATACAATGTTGCATTCATTAGCGTTTCATAACTAATGTTCATGTTAATACCGAAGGGTTGATTCAAGGAAAGAGATAGTCCTTCCACTATTTCTTGAATTCCATTGGACCAATCTTCCCCTAATCGACTAACAAAAAATTTCTTACATAAGTTGTTACTCTCGTAAAATCTTTCCCTCCCAGAGACATGATGATGGAATAAGGAACTCCTGAGGCAACTGCTGCGACCATTGCAAGATAATCACTGTCTAATTCTTTAATAAGATCACGATTCTTCTTATTTTTTGTTCTAAATTCTTTTTCAATATTATTTAAAATTCTACCTGAGATATTTTTATCAAAATCAAACACAATCTCACTGTATTCTTTTATAGGCTGTTTCAAAACAATAATATTGCTTTCTTCTTCCTCCTCTTCTTCAAAATCAAGTATATCTTTTTCTTTTTTTTCTTCCATAATTTCTAATTTATCTTCTTTTTTTTCTATATTTTTTAAAGAAGAATCTACTTCTTGCTCCTGTAATTCTAATTTTGCTACTTCAAATTCTGTTGTTGGTTTTTCTGTATTTTTATATTCCATTTTTCCTCCCATTTATGATAGTGCTCTATTCACATCCGCTAATAAATCTTTTCCATTTACCAAATATTTTCCATTTAACTTATCAATTTCATAAATATCTTTTCCATCAATAGTAACTCGATAATAAGTACATGCTAAGGTAATTTCTGTTTCTGCAGAACTTCCAGTTTTCATTTCTCCCATTTTTATTTCTTGTACCATTGCTTTGACAGAAGAGGAAAAATTTACAATACAATTTGTTTTCCCTGTATCTGCATCTATTTCTTGTAATGCTGCCTTAATGTTAATATCGACTATATCTCCATCCTCAATGGAAATATTTTTATTGATATTTGTTGCTTTAATAGATAAAGTCAATGGTTCCAATTGCCCTTCAATAGGGACTTCTACAGTTCCTAATGTTCCAAATGCTTCTAATGATTGTTTCTTTTTCACAATATCCGGCAATGTTACAGAACCCACAAATAGTAACTTGTCATCTCCATTTCTACGTACAACGCAATTATTAACCACAGTTGGTATCAACCTCATTTATTCCCTCCTATAATTGTGATATTTTTTCAACAAAATTTTTAATATATTCTCCATCAAATTCCCTCACAAAATGTAGTGTTTCTGCTGGGATAACTGTTCCTAGATATACATGCCATTTAAATTTTCCTTCTAAAACAGAAGTTTCTGGGTTTTCTTCTTTATTAAATTTAATTCTTCCACCATATAATTTTTCTGCTGAAGTCAAGCCTGCAAGAAAAATATTGATAGTATTCATAATAGTTTCTGCTCTTGTGTAAGTCATAGGTCTGTCTACATCCTGAGAAGTATTCAAAACTAATGTATTTCCAATAAATTTGAACATTCTCTTTGCACAAATCCAAATATCTTTTGGATCTGTACTTCCTCCGGGTTGATATAAACTTGTTCTGTTTCCCCAAGAGACAAATCCATTTGTTCTGCGAATTGCTGTTGTGATTCCATTTGCATTTAATAAATTTGCTTGTTCTTCTTCTAAATCTATATCTTCATAAACCCCTTCTGCATTTTTATATACTAATGCTTGCCCTTTTATATCCAAATTGGAAGGGCTCTCATATGGAATTCCTTCATTTTTATTATCTGTCTTCGCAATTAGAGCTGCTAACATAGAAGATTGATGATAGATTTTTTCTCCCAGTCTAATTTTTCCATAACATAGAATCAAATCTTCATCTATAAAATTGATTTTCTTTTTTTCTTCGACTGCTTCTCCATATTTCAAAGTGTCCTTTAAATCTATAATTCCCATACTTTCATATTTTCCGCTGACCATAGATGCTTTTGCATCAATAATCGCTTTTACCTCTGCTTCATGTGAATATCCAGGAGCTATAATAGAGCCGGGAATCATAGAATATTTAGAGAATACTTGATCCACACATGCCAAACCTTTTCTTTCTAAAGTTGTTGGATCAATTCCTCCAATAATATCTTCTTTTGTCACTTTACTTGGATCTAAAAATTCATATTCCACTTTTACCTTTTTTGTTTCAATTTGTTGTACCTCAATTGTCATTTTTCCATCAATATCAAATTGATAGGAAACTTTTTCAGTAGAAATTTGTTGTGAATTTTCAATATTTGTTACCTTTAAAGTCTTAGGCAGAATCCCCTTCTTAGATAATGTCACTTTCTTTTCTACCAACGTTAACCCTTCCACTTCTCCTTCTGTATGAGAAGTTTTATGCCTTTTAGGGTCTAACACATTTACACATACTACTGGAGAAGCTCCAAAAATATTCAAATGTGTATCTAATACTTCTGAAATTGTAAAATTTAAATCAGAAGTTCCTCCAAAATATTTCATTGCTTCTTCGATGTTATAAATAATTTGAACTTTATTTACATTTTCCATATCTCCCATATTGATAGGAGCTGTACCTACCACAAAAGTAGGAGTATTCACTGTTACTATTCCCCGAATTTTTGAAGGAGTTTCTGAACCATATACTCCATGCGTGAACATAATTATCTACCTCCTGTCATGTCTTTATAAATGCTATCTATCAAATTCTTATAGTACAAAGAACCCTTTGCAATTTCATTTCTTATTTCAACAAATTTATCTAACTCAACAAATAGTTCTTCCAATCCTTTGTATTTTCCTTTTAATTCTTCAAAATTTAAAGGATACCCGAATAAAACGGCATACTGTTGTAATTGTAATTCAGTTGTTGAAATACTTTTTCCGATATACACTATTTGTTTTTCTTTTTTCTCTCTTTTTTCAACTGTTCCAGTAGATATCTCTTGCGTTGTTTCTACTGCATTATTTTTTCCCATATATTCCTCCTCTATCTTTATGCTTCTTCACAGGCAATCTCAGAACTATAATATCCGTTATATGTTGAAAATTCCGACTTTACAAACCAATAATATCCTCCACTTTCTTCTTCTAAAAAAGAAGTTTTAAAATAGTCTTGACGAATACTAAAATTTTTATTATTTGAAAATTCCATAAATTCTTTTTTTATTTTCTCTACGATTTTTAAAGCTTGCCGATGCCCAACGGAACTTTCTTCATAAACACCAACTATCATTTCAAAGTCAATAAAAGAATCGTATCTTCCTCCCCGTAAAGTTTGCTGATCAGATTTATATCGTAATAGAATAAAAGGAATGTCATCCTCACTTTCTTTCTTTTCTTTCACTTTTTCTTGATAGTTTTTCATTGGAATAAAGTTATTAAAAATGTTAATGAGAACTTTCTCTCCATCTTTTCTCTGAAAAAGCTCATCTCTAAATAATTCTTTGAGTTTCTGTATCATTGCATCTTCAATTTGCAAAATAGAACATTCACTCATCGCTTTAACCTCCTTATGAATTCATGTTCAAATCTATCTTTAAATTTCTCCTGAGCATACTCATGAACTTTCTTTGTCATATCTTGTTTGGTAAGAGCCATTTGATATGCACTTGGTCCATATGCTTTCTGCAAAGTACTTCTTTCTGTTCCAGCACGATAATACAATCCTACCTTCCCTTTTTCCGTCTTATAATGAGCCCAGAAAAGACCCGGTACTGTATGTCTTGATTCTTTTCTAACGCTCACTATAAATCTTTTTTTGTATGTTCCCGGTCTTTTAAAATTTATGTTGAATTTTTCTAAAGCAACTCTTTTTTTACTTTGAACAATGTAACTTTTCAATTCATTTGTTGAACTTTTAAACTGTATCTTTCCCCTGACTACTTCTGCTTTTACATGATACCCTAGGCGAATGAGTTGTGATTGATATGTCCGTGTCATAGAACTAGCCCTATTTAAAGCTTGTTTCATTATTTTAGGAAGCTCTGTTTTAGCATTTTCAATATATAGTCGTACTTTTCTAACTTGTTCTTCATCCAATTTCAATTCAAACATCTTCTAATCCTCTAAATCTTCCAAATACATTACAAATTCCCCACTCTTATCATCAATAGACAACACAGTATATTCTGTTGTATTTATTTCAATACGATCCCCTGCTTCTGGGAGAATTTCAAATTTTTCAAGAACTTCTTTTTTTCTTAAAGATAAACATACTCCTCGTTGAAAAAGACCTAAATCATGTTCAGCTGATTTATCCATGTATTCTTGAACAAATTTCTTTTTAGAAAAAATTCCTGATACTCTAATTCCCCCAATCATTACTTTTTCTGCAAATTCCTCTTCATTAAAAAATACTTTTTCTAAGTCTTCTTCTAATTCATCTTTAAAATTCATTTTATTTCTTCTTTCCTTTTCCTTTTTCGTTATTTTCTTTTTCAACTTCTTCTTGCGAATCTTCTTCTATAATTTGTAAATATTCCTCCATTCCTTTATAATCTTCTTCTTCCATTTGGAATGTTTGTCCACTTGTATATAAGATATTATTATGACGAACACTTGTGTTTATTACTTTTACTAACATACTTTTTTCTCCTTTCATAATTTCCAAGCAGGAAAAATCCTGCTCGGAATTTTTTAATTTCGATACTTGCGAAATTAAATTACTTTTGCAAACAGCCATCCTCTTGCATCTCTAGGCATGATAAACGGTGCAGAATGCAATTCTACTTGATTATCTTCAGATCCTATCACTGCATTTTTACGAATAGCAGCTTGCCCAATGAATAACTCTGCATCATCAGCAGATAAAGAATCTTTCTTAAAAGGAAACGCTCCATAGTGTTTCTGAAATGACCCTGCTTTTCCCAAAATAGCTGTTCCTTTCGGTAATAATTTCATAGTTTTTTCAGGATTTTCTACTGTCGTATAAATATCTTGGAAAGAGTACACATTTAAATCTAATTCCGGAATATGCATAATAAATTTTGCTCCTTCTCCAATTTTCTTTGGATCTACTTGTATTAAATTTGAATTGTATCTCTTCTGTACATCAATAATCTTAGGATTATTTGTCAAAGGTTTAATCACATCCGGAGAAACCACCAAGGAATCTACAATTTCTCCTGTTTCTTCCTGAATAATATCTTGTTGTTCTCTTAGATAAGAAATAATATCTGCATCTGCATGATCCCATTTATTGTTTCCTGATAAAACTTCTTTTCTAAAATTTGTCGTAAATTGAATCCCTTTTTTTCCTTCTTCTTGTGGTAAAATTCCTGTAATAAGAAGTTGTGTTAACATCCATTGCTCTGTTCTTGATTGAACTTCTTTCAAGTAATTCAACTCTTCTGCTACTTGCTTTGCAGCGTTCGTTTGAGGATTGGAATATAAATTCTGTCCAAATTGTTGCTTTAAAATCTTATCTGCCTCTGCAATTGTATATGGCTTTATCATAGATGGTTGGTACATAGTTACTTCATATCCAGTTCCTTGTACTAATGTTCCGGCACTTCTTCTCCCCACTATAGGAGCAATAACCTGTCCATTCGATTTTGTGTGAACCTCAAATTTTGCAGTTGGTTGTTCTTTTATTTTTCCAATAAATAAATTTAATAAAAATAATTTTGGTCCTTTAATTTTCTTGATTGCTTCAATTAGTGCAATAATATCGTACATAGCTTCCTCCTTCTATTTAAAATAAATTCCTTTTTTCTGTGCCTCAAAATCTAAATCTGTATCATTAGTGACGCTACCGAAAACAATCGCCTTTCTATTAAATTCTCCACCAATGTACACTGTTACTACCGCATTTTCTTCCAAAGTACAATCCTCCTCTGCAAATATTCCTGCAATATTAGTTGCTTGTGTACATTTCTTCATTCTGTCATTTTCAGAATCGTATTCTAATAACTCACCTTGTTTATATTCTCCTGCTTCCATTTTTATATCTTTTCGCACAATTGGAGCTTGTTTTCCTCCAATTAGCTGTTTATATTCCACTTTTGCCATAATTCCTCCTTTATTCTTCTTTTCCTACATTTGCAAAATTCACGATTTGATCAATATAACTCATAGTTGTTTCTGACGGATTTGCTCCCGGAACTTCGTTGAGAATATTTGCATCTTTTTTCATAGATTGCAACTTATCTTTGTTTCCATTTTCCAATTTTTTTTCTGAATTCACTATATTTTGAGCTTTTAAAATTTCTAGGGAAATTTCATTAGCTGACTTGATATCTTCATACTTTGCTTTATTTACAATTTCTGCTGCTCCTTTAAAATTCATCATTTCATCCAATGCCTTTATTCTATTTCTTTCTTCCTTTATCCCCTCCTCTCGAATTTGGTTATAAATTTCTGGAAAATTTTCTTTCAAGAAATTTAGTGTCAAATCCGCTTTTTTTATAATTGATTCTGTATTCCCTGCCATTACTTTTTCCTCCTTTTTTTCATTTAATAATTGATAATCAATGCAGTTTACTAAACTATTTATTTTAAACTCCTCAATCTCATCTATAAATTTCTTTTCCAAAGCCTCTTCTGCTGTCATAGAAGTTTCTTGATTCATTAACTCTATAATCTCTTCCTCTGAAAGACCTGTTCTCTCTTTATAAGCATTTACAATCTTACTTTTTTCTTTATCCAGTTCTTCCGCCCTTTTTCTCAGACTATCTGCATCTCCACTTGTATTCATTATCCATGGATTGTGAATTACAAATGCTCCTAACGGATTCATTTTAATAACATCTCCAGCCATTGCTACAATAGTTGCAACAGATGCACATATACCATCAATCATCACTATTTTTTTCGCTTTATGTTGCTTTAACGCCGCATAGAGAGCTGTTCCTGCTGTGATATATCCTCCCGGAGAATTTATTCTTAATGTGATTTCAGTAACATCGTTTAAATACAACTCTAAATCTTCTGCAATCTCCTTTGCAGATACATCTTGATACCATTCATTTCCAATCATTCCATACATCAAAATTGTAGCTTTGTTATTTTCTTTTTTAATCAGATTCAAATATTCCATATTTTTCCTCCATTTCTTTTTCTGCTTTTCTTTGTTTTGCATTGCTTTCATAATCTGTTCCATTCAGCTCCAGACATTCTTTTGCTTTCGTAGATAAATTATGTTTAATTTTTAATATACTTGCTGTTACTTCTTTGACAGGATCCAATTGTCCTTGACTTGTTCCATACCATTCTGCTTTTAAATAAGCTCTTCTGATAAACGGATTTTCTTTATATCCTTTTAAGTCTAAGTAACCTTCATATACAATTTCATCCATAAATTCTTCAAAAACCGGTTGGCAAAAATCACTTATGAAGTCAGCTTTTTTGCTTTCAAACACTGCCCATGCTTCATTCATTGCTGCTTTTGATGCACTATAATTACTATTGAATGAATTTAACAATACTTCTACCGGCAATTCCAAAGCTGCTGCTATATGTTTTGTCATAGCACTAAAAAAGGCATCAAAATTAGCATTTGGTCGACTTGGATCTGCAAATTTTACTGTTTTTCCCTTGGGTAGTTCTTGAATATTTCCATTTCCTAATGTAATATTCAAATCTCCATCTTCTTCTTGCTCCTCTTCTACATTTTCATAGGAACTTTCTCCGGGTGGAGTAGATAAATCACTCGTAGGAGAAGTTTCGATAAAAGCAGTAAATAATGCACTAATCACAGCATTTGTTAATTCTGCTAAAGAATATTGTGTTAAATGAAACAAACTTTCAATCACCGGAGCTAACAACGGTACCCCTCTTCTTTGTCCAATTCTTTCTCGTCCTTTTAAAATCAGAATATTTCTTCTTCCAGTTTTTTCTCCAAAAATAGGAACTCGGATACTTTTACTGTCATATTCATCTACATAAAAATAACAAGCTACCGCAACTCCATTTTTATCCTTTTCAATTCCATTTTTTATATCTTTATCAAAATTTGAATATGGATTTTTACAACGAATGCTATCAATCAATTGAACCTTTAATTCAAATAAATCTCCTTTATATTTTTTAAATGGTAATAATGTGAAGCAATCCCCATCAATTAACATTGTTAAAAAAGCTAAGGCTTGCAACTGATAAAAATTAGATTCTCTGTAGAAATCACATTCCTTACTTTCAGCCCACATCTCCCATATGAATTCAATTGCTTTTTCTATTCTCATTGCCTCTTCTTCTGATATTTTCAATATATCTGTATTTAAAGTGCTTTTCATTTTCAAACCTTTTCCAACTACACTTGTCTTAAACTTTTTAATCGCAGATGTCGATATCGTATTTCCCATGAATAACTCTCTCGATCTTGCTGTTAGAGTATCTTTCGTTAATCCAATATCTTCATCCGCTGTTTTCAATCTATCAAAAGATAATTTAAAAGCATTTTTAGTTTTGGAGGCTCCATGTTGAGCATAATTCATAAAATCATAATCAATATTTACTGCTCCCGGCATTTTTCCCTCCTTTAATCATTTTTTACTACCACTCTGTAATTTTTAATCTTTCCTGATGATTGATTTCCAACTTCTTCACATTTTAATTCCCAGTACTTTAAGCCTTTTTGAACATCTTTTAAATCTGCTCGGGTCAATCTTCTTCCTTCAATTTCGTATTCTTGTCCGGTTAGAATTTTTTCTTCTGCTTTTAAATACTGTTGATATTTTTCTTGACACATCTTAAGTGTCAAACCACTATATTTCCCCATTAAATTTTGACACCTCCAGTGCTAATTCTTTTCTTTTTCTTCATCACTTTTGGAGCTTCTCCTATTCTTAATTTTTCTAATTTTTCTAAGTTAATATTATGGATTTTAAGAGCTGCTGTTGCATAATTCCTACAATCCAATGCTTCATTTCGCTCTCTTATTTTTTCCCAAACAACTCTTTTATTTTTAATTTTTTTCACTTCTGCAGTTAGTGATTTAAAATAATCTGCTCCATAATTTCTCATAATATTTTTTGGGAAATGACAATATCCGGGTCCTTGTTCTTTGATTTTTAGTCGTCCATATGTAATATCTTTCAAGGCATTCACTCCTAAAGACAACAAATCAATCTTGTTATTTCGAGTTCTACGAAATCCATTATTGATTGGAATCGCTTCTCCTCCAAGCCCTTTGATTCCATAAACCCTTTTTAAATTTTGCCTCGGATTCACATAATCATAAGTTCTTTCTGTATTATGTCCCCCGGTATCAATACAAGTAGAATAAATATTTAAAAAATTTCCATTAGCTTTATAATATTTTTTCTCCAGTACCACATCTAAAGCATTCCATACCTCATCTTCCTGTGGATTTCCTAAAATAATTCCGTGTTCAATCCCCCAAGATTCTTCTCCTATTCCCCATCCAACGACTTCGTATTCTATCCATTTATCCTGAATATCTACTCCACAAGTAAGTATTAAAACCTTTTCTGGTATCTCAAAATAGTCTTCCACTCTTTTTTCTAAAGCTTCCCAATCTACCTTTTCTTTTACTTCTTCCTCATAAGTTTCTGCTAGAACAGTATTGATAAAAACAATTCTTCGTTGATCATCTTCATCTTTTTCTATGTCTAACCATTCTTTCACTATACTTTCCCAAGTTCTCCAAGGACTTACTAAAGCATTTAAATGGAAACCTTGTTTCGAAAGTCTTTCTGGATGTTCGTGTATCCATTTTCCTTTTTTTTGATTATCTCGCTTCCATTCCCACTCTTCTGCCATTCCTCCACAATGAGGACAAACCATCTTAACTTCTTCTCCAGCCTCATTCCATGTCAAGTTTTCAAATTTTAATGGAGTATATTCTTCACAATGAGGACATGGCAGGTACCATCTGCCCATAGTAGAAACATCATATTCCATTTCAATTTCAGAGCTTCCTTTAACCGTAGGAGTTCCGGTTATAATCCGTTTATCAATTCCTACAAATGTAGTAGTTCTCTTCTTCGCTAATTCTAAAGGAGAGCCTTCATTCCCGGAACTTTTTGCGTATCTGTCCACTTCATCGCACAAAAGTAATCGAATCGGTCTGGAAGCTAATTTGTTTTCTCGAAATGTTCCAACAAATGCAATAAAGCCTCCGAAAAAAGTTTTATGACTGAGAGTATTTCCTGAATTTTTTTGATTTGGATCTTTTACTAACTTTCGCAGTGAAGGAGTATCTCGAATCATAGGACCTATTCTTTCCTTCGAATAAGCTATAGCATTATCATCTGTTGGCTGTACCATAAGCATTGGACAAGGATCTACCTCAATATATCTACCTATGACATTATTCAGCAACTCTGACTTTGCCAGCTGTGCTGCTGCCATCACTACTAAATCCTGAACATATTTTTTTGTGACCGTTTTATAAATCTCTATCATGTATGGAGTTCTTGCTGTACTCCAACGTCCCGGTTCCGCAGCACTTTCTTTTGAGAGAACCCTATTCATATCCGCCCATTCCATGACATCTAAGTCTGGCGGAGGTTGTAAAATTTTTAAAATATCAGTTATCAATTTCTTCGTTTTCTTCTCCAGCATTCATTACTCCTCTATTTTCAAACATGTTCGGATTATATTGAGACAACTCATTCAAAGCTTCTCGAACATGTTTATCAATAATTTCTTCCCAATCTTTTTCCTTCGTTTGCTTTAAATCAATTAACATTTTTCTTGACATTCCCATCATTTTCGATTTAAAACCAACTAGAATTTGTGTCATAACATACTCTATGTCACTCGCTTTATGATATTCTGCCTTATATGTTTTCAATTTAAACTCAGACATCATTCTTTGAGCCTTTTTTAATTTTATCGTTTCATCATTCGCCCTCATGTATGATTTCAAATTTTCCTTTAAGTGATATTTCCCTTCTGAATTTCTTTGCAGTGTATTTTTTGCAGTTAAATTTCTTATTGTTTTATCAGTGACACCTATGATTTCTGCCAATGTTTTCTCTGATACATACTCACCTGTATCCATTCTTGATTTTTTTAAATATTCTTGAATGCAAGAAATAAGATCATATCGCCCATCTTTTTCTTCTTCAAAAATATCTCTAACATGTCTTGCAGAAATTCCTAATATTTGACTAATGGTTTCCGCTTTTGCTAATATTTTTTTCATATATATCCCTTTCAAAAATTTGGGAACTTGGAAAAACAACAAAAATTTTGAGACATTCGAGTTTCTGGGCTCGGGACAGGTGCGAGCTGTTTAAAATTTTTTCCCAGTACCTATTCATCAAGGATTACCTCTTCTTCATCATTTTCATTCATAAGCTTCTCTGCTCTTACTTCTGCTAGATAGTTGAAGCCAAACATATTGTTAAGTTCTTTTATCGCTGCAAGTTGTGTTGACAATGGTATCTTTTTAGAAACAGTTCTTCTGACTAATCTTCCATCCGGATTTGTTTCGTCAATGTATTCTGTTTCTTTGACCCCTGCATCTACTGCATCTATAATTGCTTTTAGTTTCCTCGCCATTGCCAAAGCTCCCAATTCAATATCTTGAAATGCTATTTCCCTTAACTTCTTAATGCTTGTAGCCATCTTCATACTTCTCTCAATATTGGCTACTTTTGTCTTAGGACTATATCCGGCTTTTATCTTTGCTTCCTCTTTTCCGATTCCAGACATTCTATACAGCAAATACTTACTTTGAATTTCTGTCAAGTCCTCTATTTCGGATATTTTTGCATATTTTTGTAACTCAAGCTCTTCCCGAATCTTCTCATACTCTTTTAAATATCTTCGTATCCATGAGATGATTGTATTCGTAGAAATTTTCGTTCTTCTATTTATTTCCAGATATTTTTCTTTTTTTGTTTTCCCAAACTTTATGTGAGTAAGCTGAATATAGAGCTCCAAGACTTCAATCTGTTTCTCATGTAAGTTCTCCACACTCAACCTCCTTCTTATTCAAAATTATCTTGAATTTCTTCCCATAAATATTCTCTCCCATTTCTTAATAAAATAATGTCCTCTTTCCCCATAGAATGGTATCTTTTAACAACAACATCTGTATACTTGGGATCATATTCCATTAAAAAAGCTCTCCTTGCCATTTGCTCACAAGTAATCAAAGTGCTTCCACTTCCTCCAAATAGGTCAACTACATTCCAGTTTTTTCTGCTTGAATTTGCAATTAGTCTTGATAATAATTTAATAGGTTTCATGGTCGGATGAATATCATTCTTTATCGGCTTTTGCTCTTCTATTACAGTTGTTCTTACCTTGTTCTCCAATTCTCTTACGTAATGAATTAACTCTTTTTTACTCATTGTTTTTAAATTTTCTTCCGACTTTAATTCCGTATCTTGAGTAAAATCTTTAACAAAATAGTGAGCTCTTCCAAGTTTCCATCCATAGATGCAAGGTTCATGTTTCCAGTTGTAATCTTGCCTAGAAAGGTTGAAAGTATTTTTAATCCATATTAAAGTTTGAGAATACTTTAATCCTGTTTTTTCAATAGCTTCTCGAAAAGCTATTACTTCCGATTCCGCATAGAAAATATAGAAAGCTCCTCCTTCTTCTAAAACTTCTTTAGCATTTGAAAATGCGTTAAGCAAAAACTCTTTAAATTCTTCCTTTCCCAGATTGTCATTTTGAATTTTCATTCCGTTTTGAGATTCATAGTCAATGTTATATGGTGGATCTGTTACCATTAACTGTGCTTTTGTTCCTGCCATTAGTTTCTGAACATCTTCCAATTTTGTAGAATCTCCGCATAACAACCTATGTTCTCCAAGCAAATAGATGTCTCCTAATTTAGAAAATGCTTTAACAGGTTCTTCTGGAATTGCTACTTCTTGAATATCATTCAAATCTTCAAGCTCTTCATCCAGCATTTTTGCCACTTCATCAAAATTAAAACCTGTAAATTCTATATATTCTTCTCCTAAACTATATAAATCTTCCCATAATTTTTGATAATCCCATTCTCCTAATTCAAAAGCTCTGATCTCTCCAATTCTAATTGTTCTAAACTCTTCTTCTGATAAATCCGTTATCTTCACACAATTCAATTCTTTGATTCCCAGTTCAGCAGCAGCTTCTATTTTTGCATCATCATAAAAACTTTTATTTTCTTCATTGATGATAACCGGTAACACCATTCCAAATTTTTGAATTAGTTTTTTGTAAAGTTCTTTTTGTTTCTCTGTTTTTACTCTTGGATTTCTATAATCTTTTATGATTTCATTTATATTTAGTTTTATAATCTCCATTTGTCACCTCCATGGTTCTAAATCGTTCTTACTATTTGAATTTTTATCTTTAATTTTTTAAAGTTCACTTTTAAAAATGAAGTCCCTTATAATTGTTATCGCGAGAAGAGAAAAAATACTTTGTGATTTAAAGCCAAGTTTTGACGATTTCTTTCAAAAAACACGCAATCTTTTTTGCGTATTTTAAGTAAGAAAACAAGTAAAATGCTTTAAATTATTGCATTTTACCTCACATTTTTGTAATAAGATTTCATTAAAAAAAATTTCTAATCGTTCTATATTGTTGAAAAAATCTCGCTTTGGAGAAGCTCTCTCTTGTGAATTTCTTAAAGTATTTCGAATTTTTACACGATAATATTGAAGCTGTCTATATGATTTTTGATTTAATTTTGTAACGATGTCATCTGCAATGCTTTCATCTAAAATCCATTCTGAATAATCTCTGAGAATGTTTTCTAAGTCTCGACTTTTGAAACCTTTTAATGCTTTTTCTAACTTTTTACTCGCCCTCTCAATTTCGTGTAACATCAAATGAAATAATTGCTTACAAAGTTTTTCTGATATTTGTCTCCTCATTTCTTCTATCGTAATATCTCTTGCATAGTGACTTTTAAAAAGTTTTTTTATAACTCCTCTTGTCAAAAGATGTTCCAGCCTTATAATTCCTCCACGAACCTTTTTTTCGTGATATTTGTTATGTTCAAAATTTTTTCCATAAAGCCGAATTTTCCAACCTTTCACAGGTTTAAAAATAAAACCTGTGGTATAAAATTTGTCATCCATTTTTGCGTAATTGTAATATTGTGTCTTGTCTAAATCATAAAAATTTCGTGATAGTGCCCTGTAAAAAAATACAACAATATTGTGGTAGTAATAAAAACTTTTGATTTTTTCTTGTGTAGTGAATTCTAAAAAATCATAAGCTAACTGCTCTGTCTTTACTTTTTCTCCCGTGATTTTTCTTACAATCTCAACAATATCTTCTTCTGTTTTTTTCCTACTTTCTTCCGAATCTTCTAAAAGAACATTATTCTCATACCGTTTTCTTGGATATGAAAAGTCAATTCTTAATACTCTATGTGTCCTTTTTTCTTCTATTTTTATTTTGTTGATATTTTGATGGTTAATGTCAAAAGTTGTTGTTTTCCTGCTAATAGCATTAGAAATTGCTTGGGGATAATATTTTGTGATGTAAGCACTAAGATCAAACATTTGCATACTAACTCCAATGGATACACATGCTCTATCTAATCCATACATTACTTTTCCTTGGGAATTAAATGTAATGGAATTCTAGTGACTTTACCACATTTTTTACATTCAAGAAAAAGATAGTTTTTATTGCAATCAATTTCAATTCTTACTTGACTACTTGGGAAAATTTTTCCTTTTTTCACAGTGTAAAGAAAATTGCTACACTTACAGTAAGTAGCAGCTTTTATAAAATCTTCAGTGTAATCCATACAAATACCACTTATTTTTAATTCTCTGATATATTTCTATTTCTGCATTTGGATATTTTTTCTTTACCTCTGCGAATTTCTTTATACAAGCTTCTTTGCAAAAAAAGAGCTTTTTAAAAACTATCTTCTTGTATTTTTCCCCTTTTATTTCTTCTGTTCCCTCAACGGCTTTAATCATCCAATTTTGGTTATCCATTGAAACTCCTTTTTTCAAAAAATAAAAGAGCCGAGAACTACCTCACGATAGTCCCGACTCTCTAATTACATAGAATCTTAACGCATATTTGACCCCTTCAGTCTAATCATTGTTTTTTTCCCACAAGAACATGTTACTTTTGCAACATCACCATGAATGGAAACTTTGACAGACTTCGGAAAATTCCAACATTTTCCTTCTCTGGATACTATAAATTTTCCACAGGTACAATAAGTGTTTTCTGTTATTTTTTCACTCATAATATTTCCCCTGTTTTATATCTAATTAGCTAATTTAAGCATAATATTTTCTGTACTTCATCAATTGCTTTCGGATTATTTCCCTTCAGAGCATATCTTAGTCCACAATCTGTTTTGTACGATGTCTGCTCTCGTAATTCAGAAAATGTCATATCTAAATCAACTAAAGTCTTTTTCACTTGTTTAAAAAAACTTATATCTTTAAATTCTCTTGCCATATGACCCTCCTTTTGTAAAAGACTATATCATATTTTGTGCCAATTGGCAACAAGTTTTTTTTCAAAATTAAAAATATCTTTTATCTACCTATCAAAATTCCTTATTTTTTAATATTTTTTGCTAAACAAAAAAAAGAATGGAATTTTATTTCCACTCTTTTTATTCGATTCCTAATTCTTTTTTTATTGCTTCTTGCAATAAGCTTGAAAAATTCAAACTATGATTTTTTGCGACTTCATTTAGCCAACTAGGAATTGACACATTTTTTCTAACAATTTGACTTTTACATTCCTTCACATACTGTTTCATATTCATACTTATTAAAGTTTTAAAGCTTTCTCCCGAAACCAGATATTCTTTTTCATCATCTTCCAATTCAACAGAAACATCTTTTAAATCGCTTGCTTTTGGTAATTCTCTTCCAGAGATAAAATCATCATAAAGCCATGTCCCGATATAATCCTCTGCCATTTTGATAGCTTCTTCCAATGTTTCCCCCTGTGTACCTCCATTACCAAGGTCCGGAAAAATAACAACATAGCCCCCTTCTACAGCTTTGTGAAATATTGCTGGATAAACTAACATATAGCACCTCCCCGATATGCACAAGCAAGGGCTATTTTAGCCCTGCTTGCTTTAAAATTGCTTGTTCCATTCCTTTCTTTAATTCTTTAGTATGGACTGGAACTTGAGTAAGTTTGCCAGTACTCTGATTATAAAATCTTTTATGAGAACCTTTTCCGCCTTTAATTTCGACGAAACCGTTTTTTAAAAGAAATTTAATCATTTCCTTTGACGTCATCGGCATGTCCCTCACCTCAATTAAATTATACACAATATTGTGTATAATGTCAATGGATTTTTAGAAAAAATATATAAATTTCAACTTTTTATAAAATTAAAAAGTACTATATACTCCGATTACTTTTCCCAACTCTTTGTAATCATCACTTTCTCTTATTAAAATAGGAACACATTCTCTATTTTCACTCACAAGCATTAAATCATCTCTTTCTGTTACTTTTTTTCTTTTTATAAACCAATCCCCATTTAAGAAAAATGCTCCAATCTCATTATTTAGAATCTCTGTATTTTTTTTAACTATAATCAAAGAACCATTTTTTATTTCCGGAATCATGTCATCCACTTTTACTCGAATTGCACATAAATCTTTTATATCTTTTTCTATCTTTAATGGCAAGTAAATTTCATCTTCTGTCTCTTTTACTTCATTAGAAAAATTCCCAAAGCCCGCTGCTATGGATGAATATATTTTTATCTTTTTCATATTATTCATTTCTGATGAGAGCTCTAAATTTTCTTTTTTATCTAAATACCCAATTTTTTGAAATACCTTCACAGTATCAATATTATATAGTTTGCATAGAGCGTTGATTAAAATAGGGTTTGGAATTTTTCGATCTCCATCCTCTATTCTTTGTATATCGCTTCTTGCTACTGAAAGACCATTTTTTTCTAATTTTAAACGTGTCTGCTCTAGTGTGTATCCTTTTTCTTGTCTCTGCTGTTTCATTAAGCTAGATAATTTATTTATTTCAGAATCATTTAATTTCATATTATGCCTCCGTAAATAATTTTTTTCATTATATCATTTTTACAAAAATAAAAAATATCTTTTTAGCTATTTTAAAAAATAATTGTTGCTTTTAAGCTATATTTATGGTATAACACAAGCAAAGAAAGAGCTAATTAGATAAAATTAAAGAAAAAAAAGCTAATTTGCAAAAGGAGAGAAGATATGAAAATCAAAGAAAAAATTGAAAAACAATTAAAAGAAAGAGAAAATCAATTTATGAGAGTATTCGAAAAATATGATAGTGCATCCGGTGAAGAGAGAGAGAAATACAGACATGAATTAGAAATTGCGGAATCTCATGTTAGAAGATTAGAAATAGCTTTAAAAAATATTTGAGGAATAAGAAATTCTTATTCCTCATTATAAAAATATTCAATAAATATCTTTTAATTCTTTTATATTTAAATCACTAAATTTCTTATTTCCTGCAATATAGGAATCTATATCAGCCAATTGCTTCTTTGTAAAATTAAGTCTTAGTGAAAAAAACTTGGCAGATTTTACAAGATTATTTTCATGATGAATAAACAACATCCCTAGTACTTGATATTTTTCATTCACGACATAGTACTCAATCTCTTTGATTTCTTTATTTTCACTAACAATGCTTGGTTCTCCTAGTTTTTGTTTAACCTCAGCTAATGACATTCCTTCAGTAATTGGAGCTATATTTGTAATCAAATTTATACCCAAATGATTGATAACTTTTTTATTTAAAGTAATTTTTAGTTCAGGAATAAGATTATGATGAGTAATTGGTAAAAAATCCGAATTACCTGTTTTATTAAAAAGATAATATGAATCAAAGATTTCTTCATTTCTTTTTTCAGAAATATCAGTAAATGGAAATTTAAAATTTATGAAATAATTTTCAAAATTTGGATAATACTCGCTGATATCCTCAGATATCAATCTCATTTCGTCAATATTTGGTAAACGCCCATTTGTAAAATCCAAGAAAACATTTCCTTGTAGCTTAATACCTTGTATATTTTGCTCGATTTCAAATGTATACGGAATTAAATTTTGTTTTTCATTTTTTGTTTCTTCAATTATATTTGTTTCTATTTTTTTATCCTTTTCAGTAGGAGTATAGAAAAAATTCATAATTCCAGAAAACAAAATAACTCCACCAATAACTAATAAAATTTTTTTCTTTCTAATTTTTTTTATTTTATTTTCATTTTCAAAAATGTTTGTATCATTATTTAGTTTGTGTTCTTCTTTTAAAACTTCGTTTTTATGCCTTTTTTTATACTCATTTTTTTCTACCAACCTTGATAGGAAATAAAAAATAGAGTTTAAAAATATCAATATAAATACAACTATAAAAATATCTTTTATTTCTGAGTTAGTAGATTCCGCTATAACAACAATCCAAAAAAATGTCTGTAATAAAAAAACCATAAAAAGAATTTTTTGAGATAATGTTTTTTCTTTTTTCTTAAAAAGATGAAGCAAAACAACCGGAGATACAGGAAAAAAGAATGAAATACAATAAAAAAGAATTGTTAACATTTAATAACTTCCCCCCTTTTTTTAAATGCTGAATAGCATGGTTCATAAAAATATTCAATAAAATCCTGCCAAGATTATGAATTATTAGGACTTATGAACTGTGCCATTGAGTATTTAATCTAATTGCTACTCATCTGGGATGTATTCGATTAAATCCTCTACTTTACAATTAAAAAGTTTACATAACTTTTCTAAAGTATCAAAATCTAATCTTTTTACTTTTTCATTATAAAGATTAGAAATTGTCGTAGGGCTCATTCCAGTTTTTTGGGAAACTTCAATAATAGAATATCTTTTTTCTCCCATTAACTTAGATAAATAATTTTTAATCATTTTATACCTCCTTTTTTTGCAATTATAACATTATTTTAAATAGCTTTCAAGGATAATCATACAACTAATTGTATAAAACACTTGACAAGTTAATTAAATAGTTGTATTATTCATTTAACTAATAAATTAAAAAGTATTATTAGTTATCTAAAAAATGCAATTATATAAATCATAAATATTTTTCAAAGGAGGGATGTGCAGACAACAATTTTAAAAAAGGAAGGTGTAATTCATATGGAACAAAACAAAAGAGAGAAAGCACTTAAATTTTTACAGGAATTAGAGGATTCTGGAAAATTAAAAAGTAAATCGGAGGAATTGATTAGGGATTTACACGAAAGACTCTTAAAAGAAAATATTTCTCAAGAGTTAGAAAATAAGATTTTCCAAGTAATAGAATCTTTAAAAAAGGAATATCTTCTTTTTGGAACATTAGTAAGTAAAGCCTTTGAAGAATAATTCTCAGTAAAAGAAAAAGAGCCCTCCGTCACAAAGGCTCTTCCCCTACAAAGTGTTTATCTCACTTCTAACTCTATATGTTAATTATACCAAATAATTTGAGGTTTTTCAATAAAAAAATGAAAATTAGGAGGTATTTTATGAAGTTATCAAAATTAAAGGTACTAATTGCAACATTTGGAAATATTACATTCAAAGACTTAGAGAACATCGCTTTTTCTTCTCCGGAAATGAAAGAAATTATTCTAGGAAAAGGTGATGAAAATGCCTAGTTATCCAATAACTATATATGTTCTTTTAAATCCTGACAAAGATTTGATGTCAGCTTACACAAGTGATTTTGAAGCAAATGAAGAACTAGAAAAAAATAATGCTGTTCTAGGTAGTGGTTGGAATATAGAACCTGTATCACTACACACTACTGAAAAATTTTATGAAAGACTAAAAAGTATTTTTGGACAAAACTTATCAACTGAAGATGTTATTGATGCAGAAACAGTAGAAATAAAAACAACCAAACGCAGATTGACGAGAAAAGGAGATGAAAAAATATGAAAGAAAAAACATGGGAAGGTATTAGAGAAGAAAATATAAAAAAATATTCGAATTTAACAGTGCAAGAGCTTATTGATAAATTATCCCGAGTGCACGATAAAAGTAAAAAAATAGTATTTCATGATGATAACAATACCTTTGAGTTTTCATCCGATGCATACAATGCTTACATCATTGAGCCATTGGGTAAAGATTATGTATCAGTAGATATTGTCGATTTTTAAATATTAGGAGAGAGAAATATATGGACAAATTTATATTAAAAAAAGCAAAGAAGAATAATTATACTTCCATATCAAATGAATTGCTCTTAAATAGTAATCTTTCTTTTGCAGCAAAAGGAATGGCAGTATCTTTATTAGCAAGACCTGATGATTGGGAAATATCTGTTCCTGCTCTGATGAAGGAAGGAGAGTTAGGACGAGATAAAATCAATAAACTTATCAATGAACTAGTCCAGCACGGATATATGTACAGAAAACAATTTCAAGGGGAAAAAGGAAGATTTACTAAAATCATTTTC